TTGGACCTATCGGGCCACAAGGACCTATCGGACCGATTGGACCTATCGGGCCAATTGGTAATACTGGACCACAAGGACCCATTGGACCTATCGGCCCTATTGGACCTATCGGTAACACTGGACCACAAGGACCTATCGGACCTATCGGGCCAATTGGACCTATTGGACCAGCAAGTTATACTGCTACATCAGTTGTCAATACATATGCGTCTGGTACTGCTGGTGATATTGTTTATGCAACAGTTGGCTCTGATGACTATGCACGTATTCGAATGGGTTCAACGGCATACAATTCTGGTTATCTAGAAATTGCTACTGCTGACGATGGCACAGAACCAATTTATGTTCGCCAATACACTGGTGTATTTGCGTCAGTAACACGAACGTTAACGTTACTTGATGCATCGGGAAATTCAAACTTCCCAGGTTACATTCAAACAAACGCAAACGGTATCAAATGGGACCAGAGTGGTGTGCGTTCGTGGTCAATGTACCCATCTGGCGGAGATATGTATTTAACCTCTGGAGATACTTCGGGTTCCTTTTACGTCACCTTAACTGGTGGTGTGCGTTCACCAATTTTCTACGACAGCAACAACACTGCGTATTACGTAGACCCTTCCAGCACATCAAACGTAAATTTATTTCTTACTGATAGAATTAATAATAATACTTGGTACAATTACAACGATAATAATAGAGATTCAACTAGTGCAACGTATTACCCAAATGCTTTTGCCCGCTCGTTCCGTTTTGCTTTTGTAAATGCTAATGGAACAGGAGGCAACTTTGCAGGTATGTTACAGTTCAATCCATGGGACGGAACAACTGCAAGTACTGGTGACGCTTCGTATCAATTGTTTTTTGGTAGCACTGCGGTGAATGGCGGCGGTTTTCCGTGGTTGCGTATTAGAAAAGGTATTGATACTACTTGGAACACTGGATACAACATTCCGCTGTATGATGCGAATCCATCCTACGCAGGTGCGTTTTACTCAACCATTTATTACGACAGTAACAACACCGCATTCTATATTGATGCATCTAGCAACTCTGTGCTCGGCACAATATATGCAAGAAATTCGGCTAGTACAAACTGGAAGGCATTGTATTCATCATATTATGGATATTCATCCGGATACGGTGCTGTAGTTATTGGTGACACATCGGGTAATATAACTCCGTGTATCAATGTTGACCCCATTGCAAATCCTAGTGGTTCGTTTAGTGGTACCGGCAACGAAGTCATGTTCCGTAACTATGTTCAATTTATTTCACCGAATAGTTCTAACAACGGGTACAATTTTTACTTTACTTTACAAGATGGGTATTTGCAAGCAAACAATTCTTTACGATCACCAATATTTTACGACAGCAACAACACTGCTTTTTACTGTGACCCTGCTAGTACATCAATATTGTCAAACGCAACATTTAGCGGGAGCAGACCAATTAGTACTGACTCCTCCGGCGGTGGAATATATATAAAAGGTGACACTGGCGGATGGGCAACAGGGTACTACTTTTATGGTTCCAGTGGAACGTACAGGGGCGGCTTTGGTTCTACCGGTTCCGCCGACAGCCTTTCGTATTACTGGATTGGCCCTGCGTACAACAATTATTATGCTTATATTGACTCGGCGCAACTGAATCACCCAAGTAGCGTTCGTGCTCCGATTTTTTACGACACCGACAACACAAGCTACTATGCCAACTTTGCAAGCACAGCGGCTGATTGTGTAAAAATTGCTGGTGGCATCCATGTTTCAGTTGGTAACGTAAGTGGCCAAGGAATTATTCTTGCAGACGATGGCGACATTGTTGATTTGAATGATGGTTTCTGTGCGATGCGCTTTAGTTCTGGAGTTCGTATTCACTCTGCAAATAGAGGTGGTTCAGCGGTAATTCGGCTGGGTAATGGTGGAAACATTATTGCAAATGATAACATCACGGCATATGGATCAGCATCTGACCGCAGACTGAAAGAAAACGTTCAGCCATTGACAAATGCACTAAGTAAAATTATGCAACTTCAAGGTTGCACATTCGATTGGAAAGAAAATACCGATCAACGTGAACTGATTGGTATCAAAGAAGATATCGGTTTCATTGCCGATGAAGTTCAAGCAGTTGTTCCTGAAATGGTTAGAACTGACGTAGAAGGATACCTTTCACTACGTGACCGTGGTTTTTCCGCACTATTGGTTGAAGCAGTCAAAGAACAACAAACACAAATCGAAAATCAGAGTTCTGAAATATCAGAATTAAAATCGATGATAAATATGCTAGTCGATAAGATTAATAAACTTGTTGATTGATTTTAAACGCCCACATTTTAGGAGAAAATAATGGCAATTACTTACACATGGAAAATTACCGGTCTAAAGACCAAAGACGTATCAGATGACAAACCAGCGGCTGTTGTACAAACATACTGGCAAAAGATTGGTACAGATGAGAACGGAAACGAAGGAACATTCTCTGGTGCAACACCATTTACAGTTGACCCATCAGATGAGTCTGGTCCATTCATTCCTTTTGCAGATTTGACAGAGGAGGATGTTTTGAACTGGATTAAAACTGTTGTCGTTGGTTCATATGAAGAACATGTAAACGGTAAAATTCAAGAACAGATTAACGAAAAAATTAATCCCGTAACTGAACAATCATTACCCTGGGCACCACCTGAAGCAAACACAGCACCTATAGCACCTGTTTAATTTAAAGGAGATATACAATGGATGTGAAATATACATTATCTGATTTGACAAATGAAGAAGTAAATATTATTATTGCTGGAGTTATGGAACTGCCTGGCAAGGTTAGTTTCAATGTTTACGGAAAATTGAGGCAACAACTGGAACAACAGTCGCAACAAGTACAAAACGCACCTCAAGGACCACTCTCCTCAAAGCTCGTTAAATAAAATATGAACGGCGAATGGTGTTATATTGACAAATGTTTCTCCTCTAGTTTTTGTAAAAAAGTTTTAGATTTAGGTTCAACTCTATCATCGCAACCTGCCGCAATGGGTGTTGATGGGTTAGACTCAAGATCTGATACATCCTACAGGCGAAGCAACGTGAGATTCATTGATAAAAGAAACTCTAACTTTGAGTTTCTTTTTGATGAACTGTGGAGGATTGTTACACCAATTAACGATCAGTGGTTTAACATCCACATCTCTAAACTAGACTACATTCAACTAGCAGAATATAGTGAACAGCAACAAGGCGAATATAAACGCCATCACGATGTTTTTTGGATGAATGGCGACCCCAAATATCACAGAAAGATTTCCGCTGTTGTTCAGCTTTCTGATCCTACAGATTACGAGGGGGGAGAGTTGCAGCTGTTTGACGTTGGCGAAAATCCTAATCCTGAACACATTAAGAATCAAGGATCGATTATTTTCTTTCCCTCTTTTGTTCCGCATGCAGTAACACCTGTTACGAAAGGAACACGACATTCTTTAGCTATATGGTTTGATGGTCCTAAGTGGAGGTGATTGTGAGTAATATTGTGCCGCCTTTCTATATTAATAAAATTACTACCAAAAGACTTTTTGTTGTTGACAATTTTTATTACAACCCTGATGAGATAAGAAATTTTGCTCTAGGGGTGGATTACATTTCCGATTTGAGATATTTCAAAGGACTTCGAAGCACAACATCGTTTAGACCACCCGGTTTAAAAGAAATTTTTGAATCGATAATTGGGGAAAAAATCAATGTGTGGGATTACGGAAACAACGGTTGTTTCCAAATCTGCACAGCTGAAGACCCTCAGGTATATCACAATGATGAGCAACGTTGGGCTGCAATGATTTATCTGACACCTAATGCTCCTTTTCAAAGTGGGACTAGATTACATAGTTCAAAATTGACAGGAGCACGTCATTTAGCAGATCCTAATTTCAACGGATCGTTTGCTGGTGGTTTTTATGATAGCACAAAATTTGATACAGTTGATGATGTAGGAAATGTTTATAATAGACTTGCAATTATGGATGCTAAATGCATTCATTCTGCTGGCCCCTATTTTGGGTATGATAAACCAACAGGAAGACTGACACACCTGTTCTTTTTTGATTGATAAATTATGAAATTTAGCTTGATTACGCCTGAACACAAAAAGGCAAATATTCCTTTTCTGATCGAACTATACAAATCAATACAGGATCAAACGTACACAAACTGGGAGTGGGTGATATACACTAACGGCGAGTTTACACCTCAAGATGTTCCTGATTTTATTCGAGACAACAATCAAGTTGTAGTCGTACCTCAAAAACAAGCTAGTACAAGTGTTGGAGCAATAAAACACGCCGCGTTTCATTGTGGTACGGGAGATGTTCTTGTTGAAATGGACCACGATGATATACTCACACCCGATTGTCTTGAGGAGTTGTATAAAGCATATCAGGATCCAACAGTGGGTTTCGTGTATAGCGACAATGCCGTTCTCCATATGCAAGATCAATTTGTTCCATATGACTCTGGGTATGGTTGGAATCACACAACATTTGATTGGCGTGGCCGCAAATTAATCCAAATGCACAGCTTTGAACCGTCAAGCCATAGCATGAGATTAATTTGGTATGCACCTGATCATGTTAGGTCATGGAGAACAAGCGTATATAAAGAGATCGGTGGGCATAACAAAGATCTCTCAATTTGTGATGATCATGAATTGTGTATAAGAACATATTTGAACACAAAAATGGTTCGTATTCCAAAAGTACTCTACATCTACAGAGTGACAGGTGATAATACGTGGCTTGAAAGAAACCAGGCAATTCAAACAAAAACTGTTGAGTTGTTTCATCAATATGCTCAAAAACTCGCAGAACGTGATGCACAATTAAAGGGTCTTCTTGCTGTCGATATTGGCGGTGGTTTAAATCCATATCCTGGGTATCTTGCTATCGATTTACGGAAGGATGCTGATATTGTTCACGATTTGAACGACGGTATTCCTTTACCTGAGAACAGTGTTGGTGTGTTGAACGCAAGTCATATTATTGAGCACTTGCATGACAAAAATAAAATTATGTCCGAGATTCATCGCGTTCTAGCACCAGGTGGCTGGGCATTCATTGAGGTTCCAAGCACTGATGGTCGAGGAGCATTCCAAGATCCAACCCACGTCAGCTATTGGAATGAAAACAGCTTTTTGTACTACACAGACGCTTATCTTGCTAATTTTATTGATAACAAAACAATCAGATTTCAAGAACACAGAAAACAAACGTGGTTTCCTAATGACTGGTTGAAAAATCTCAATGTTTGTGTCACAACAGCATGGCTTGTTGCTATTAAAGATGGAATGGAAAGAATCCCCGGAGTTTTAAAGATTTAACCAGACTCTAGGTAATATAAATAATCTACAAACACGTAGATACGGGAGTTTTTATGGCTATTCCAGCAACAAGAGCAGATTTCAAAGAGTATTGCCTAAGAAAGCTGGGAAAACCGGTGATTGAAATCAATGTCGATGATGATCAAGTTGAAGATAGAATCGACGAAGCAATCAAATATTACTGGGATTACCACTTTGACGGCACCGAAATGGTGTACTACAAGCATCAGATAACCAGCCAAAATAAATCAGACAAGTATATTACAATGCCAGATAACATTATTGGTGTTGTTCATTTGTTTCCAATTGGTGATCCTGCTGTCTCTTCTGATGACATGTTTAACATCAGATATCAGATTGCTCTAAACGATTTATACACGCTCACATCAGTTTCAATGATTCCATACTACATGGCAATGGAACACATTTCGTTCTTACAAGAAATGCTTGTTGGCAAACAGCCAATTCGCTACAACAGACACAGAAACATTCTTCATTGTGATATGGATTGGGATAAAGTCAATGTTGGTGATTATTTGCTTGTTCAAGCATATCAAGTTGTGGACCCTACAACGTATACAGATATGTGGGGTGATCGCTGGTTACAGAACTACTGCACACAATTAATTAAAAAACAGTGGGGCACAAACTTAACTAAATTCACTGGTATGCAGCTTCCTGGTGGCGTTCAGTTCAACGGCGAAAAAATATACAACGATGCCCAAGAGCAACTTGACAAGATGGAAGAAGAAATGATTCGCTCATACAGTCTCCCAGTAATGGATATGGTGGGTTGATAAGTGGCAACAAATTTTTATTTCAACAACTTCCAATCAAGCCAAGAACAGGTCCTGATTGAAGATCTTGTTATTGAATCAATTAAAATATATGGACACGACGTCAAATATATTAAAAGATTAATTCAAGATAAAGATAAAATCTATGGTGAGGACAAACAAACCTCAAAATATATCCAAGCAATAGAAGTAGAAATGTACATTAAAAATGTTGAAGGTTTTGCTGGAGAAGGTGATTTTCTTTCTAAATTTAATCTTGAAATTCGCGACCAGATCACATTTACACTGGCACGCCGTGCATTCAATAATGAGATAGGTAACTATTTTGGTCTTGAAAGACCTCGTGAGGGGGATCTGATTTATTTCCCTCTCAACCAAAAAATGTTTGAAATTAAGTTTGTAGAGCACGAATCCGTATTTTATCAAATGGGCTCTTTGCAAATGTATGATCTGAAGTGTGAGCTGTTTGAGTATAATTCAGAATATTTTGAAACTGGTGATCCAGAAATTGATTCGTTGTATGAAAATAACTTTCTTGGTAAAACTGTACAAGATATTCTTATCACTGACGATCGTTATGAAACATATCTCAAAACAGAAGCTGGTGACACTCTTACAACTGAAGGTGATGAGCTTGAGGCAATCGATCCTGCTGCTGACAATGAGTCAATACAAACAGAAGCTGACGACTTCCTCGACTTTTCAGAAGCCAATCCTTTTAGTGAAAGCGGTAGGTTCTAATTATGTTTGGACACAAATTTTATCACGGTTCAATTCGCAAATATGTGACGTTGTTTGGTACACTGTTTAACGACATTGAAATAGACCGTTTATCCTCAACAGGAAGCATTTACCAATCTATTCGTGTGCCACTTGCATATGGACCAAAAGAGAAAGTTCTTGCTAGGTTAGATCAGGATCCAAACCTCAACAGAAAGTATGCTGTCTCGCTACCACGTATGGCTTTTGAGCTGACCAACATTAACTATGACGCGAACAGAAAACTACCAACAATTAACAGAAATGTTAGTGTTGATGGAAATACAAGCAAGCGTGTAAAAGCACAGTATATGCCTGTGCCATATGATTTCATGTTCACTCTGTCTGTAATGGTTAAAAACGCTGAAGATGGTACAAGAATCCTCGAACAAATATTACCATTCTTTACACCAGAGTGGACCCCAACAATCAACGTAATACCAGAAATGTCAATCTCCATGGATATTCCTGTTGTTCTTCTTGATGTCATTTCTGAGGATAGGTATGAGGGTAATTTTGAAGAACGTAGATCATTAATTTGGACGCTGAACTTTTTAATGAAGGGTTATTTGTTTGGTCCTGTTACAAAAACGGGCGTTATTACGCTTTCAGATGTCAATTTTATGGATGCTACCTTATACGATAATATAGATACCGCTGTTAGTGTGGCACCAACACTTGAAGAAATTGAGATTAAGCCTGGTTTAACTGCAAACGGGCAGCCAACATCGAACGCATCGCTCTCGGTTGATCGCAATCAAATTAGTGCAAATGATAATTATGGATACATTAAAACAATAACATGAATGACAAAATAGCGCAGTCCCTTGGTGTAGCTCCTTTAGAACCTGAGCAGCAAAAACCTGTTGTTATACAACAAACGCCTGTTGAAACAGATTACGAGTATGCTCGTGGGCAGATGATTACAATCATTGAAAAAGGTTCTGAAGCGCTTGATGATGCGTTGAATCTTGCTCAACAATCCCAGACGGCGCGCGCGTATGAGGTTGTTTCTGATCTTGTTAAAACTCTTGCACAGACAAATAAAGATCTTCTCGAGTTAATGAAGCAGAAGAAAGAACTCGAGATTGAAAGTGGTGGCCCTAAAACCGTCAACAATAATTTGTTTGTTGGGAGCTCAGCAGAACTTCTTTCTTTGTTAAAAAAGCAAGAAAAAGATGGATAAACTAGCTTACCACGGTAATCGACATCTCAAAAAAACAGACGTTTCAATTCAATATTCCGCTGAGCAGCTTAAAGAATTTGTAAAATGCTCGCGTGATCCAATTTATTTTATTCAAACATACGTTAAGATTGTCAACGTTGACAAAGGTCTTGTTCTTTTTGATCCATATGAATATCAAAAAAAGATTATTACAACATCTGTCGAGAATCGTTTTGTTATTTGCAAAATGCCTCGTCAGTGTGGAAAGACAACGGCTATTGTTGGTTTGATGCTTTGGTACATTCTTTTTAACGAAGAATATTCAATTGCAATTCTTGCCCATAAACTGACACAAGCCCAAGAGATCATGTCGAGAATTCAACTCGCGTACGAGAATCTTCCAAAGTGGCTACAACAAGGGGTTATTGAGTGGAATAAACGAAACATTGAACTTGAGAATGGTTCAAAAATTATTGCATCGTCGACAACGTCAAGTGGTGCTCGTGGCGGATCTTACAATCTCGTATATCTTGATGAATTTGCCTTCGTTCCAAACAACATCCAAGAGAAGTTCTTTAGTTCTACTTACCCCGTCATTTCTTCGGGTCAGACAACAAAAGTGTTAATCACTTCTACACCAAACGGGTTGAATCTCTTTTACAAGCTGTGGCGTGATTCGGAGTTGAAGCGAAACGAATATGAAAGAATCTCGATTCACTGGTCCGATACGCCTGGCCGTGATGAGAAATGGAAAGAAGAGACAATTAGAAACACCAGTGCAGATCAATTTCGTGTTGAATTTGAGACAGAGTTTGTTGGCTCTTCTTCAACGTTGATCCACCCGGATATTTTAAGAATGCTTGTTATTGATAACCCAATCTCTTTCAATAACGATCTTAAAATATACGAGCAACCACAGAAAGATAGAATTTACTTTATGGTTGTCGATACAGCACGTGGTTTAGGTAACGACTACTCTGCCTTCACTATTTTTGATGCAACGGAAATGCCATACAAGATTGTTGCAACGTATAGATGTAATACTATATCCCCACTCCTGTACCCAAATATTATACTATCAGCAGCAACAAAGTACAACAGTTGCTTTGTTCTCGTTGAAACAAATGATATTGGTCAGCAGGTTGTTGATATTCTCCACTACGACCTCGAGTATGAAAACGTTTTAACAACAGCTACTGAGGAAAAATCGGGCGTTCAAATTCTTTCTGGGGGGTTTGGTCAATCAACAAAGCTCGGCGTTCGAACAACTCAACAATCCAAACGGTTTGGTTGTTCAAATTTAAAGTCCCTTGTTGAAAATCACAAATTATTAATCCGGGACGATACAACAATTTATGAGTTGATGCGCTTTGTTGCAGTCAAAAATTCGTATCAAGCAGAAGATGGAAACGACGATACAGTGATGTGTTGTGTGCTGTTTGCATGGATGACACAGCAGCAATTGTTTAAAGACATGACAAACATTGATCTTAGAAAGGTTCTTGTTAGCGAAAATAAAACGCAAATTGAGGATGAAATTGTTTCTTTTATATCTTCTATTGAAGAACCAGAACTTGATAGCGATGTAGTTGTAGCCGTCAACAATGATAAGTGGTTATCATTCCCGTAGTTTTTCCTCATAAATCTGCAAATTTATAAATAATACGAGTATTCTTAAACTCTAGTAATACAACGCTTTTTGAGGAGAAATGATATGCCATTTCAAGTTAGTCCTGGTGTAAACGTATCAGAAATCGACCTAACCACAGTTGTTCCAGCAGTTTCAACAACTGAAGGTGCGATTGGTGGCGTGTTTAGATGGGGTCCTGTTGGCGAAAGAACGCTGATTAGTTCTGAACAAGAACTTGCTGCCCGCTTTGGAAAACCTACATCTTTCAACGCTGAAACCTTTTTCACAGCTGCAAATTTTCTTTCATACGGTAACAAACTGTATGTATCACGTGCAGCCAACACAACAAGCTCAGTAAACACAATTCTCACCGTCAATGCTGTAGCGTCGACGCTTTTTGCTAACAATTCAACTGTTTACCAAAGAGATTCGTCTGGTGCAAACATTGCTGTTGGCACGATTGTTCTTGCAAACACAACAACTTTGACAATTAATGTTGCATCGATGGAAGGTTTTTTTGAAAAGTATGTGGGATCTAACACATCACTTCAACTGACAGACGGTGCAAACACAGCTCAAGTTACTGCTGTAACAGAAGATCCAACTGTTTATAGAAATGCAGTTGTTTCATCTGGTCTCGCTGCTGATATCAACAGCTTTATTATTAAAAACGATGATGATTACAACACAAAAGATGATGCTGGTGATTTTGCAGCAGATAGCGATACTCTTTACGCTGCAAAATATTCAGGATCAATCGGCAATTCGTTGAAAATTTCTGTTTGCGATTCTAGCGAAGCTTTTGAATCAACAATCACTGCTAATGGAAACATTGCTGTGTCTGTTGGCTCAAACACAGTAACAATTGCTGTTGTAGGTGCTAACGCTGCTTCAAACACAGCTGTAACAAATATCATTAACAGCCTGACTGTTGGTGATGTTCTTACTTTGGGCAACACATCAATTGGTAAGCAGACATCAAGCATCACATCTATCGGTTCACTGACAACAAACGCTACACACTCTATCGTTCAAGTGGGTCTTGAAGATCTGTATGCCTTGTCAACCAACTTCTCAGCAACGTCAGTAACAAGAAACTGGGAATATTTCAACAGCGTTGATAAGACAATTGATACATCAGAGTTTGTTGCAGCTAACGGCAACACCGCAGCAAAAGATGAAATCCATGTTATTGTTGCAGACGAAGATGGTCAGTTTACTGGAGTTCCTGGTACCATCCTCGAGGTTTACGAAGGTCTTTCACGTGCAACAAACGCTAAATCAGCTGATGGTGCTACAATCTATTACAAAGATGTAATTAACCAAAATTCACAATACGTTTGGTTTACAAACGATCGTGGAAATGCCGCATCAGCAACAGCTCTTCTCGTAGCTTCTTCAACAAACACAAAACCATTCTCTGGTTCGTTTGTTGGTGGTAAAGAAGGTCAAGATGAAACATCATGCCCAATCAACATTCTGACAGCTGCATACGATAAGTTTGCTTCAGCAGAAGAAGTTGATGTTTCGTTGATTCTTCAAGGTAAAGCACGCGGTGGCACAAATGGCGAACAGCTTGCAAACTACATTATTGATAATATCTGCGAAGTGAGAAAGGATTGCGTAGCATTTATTTCTCCAGATCGTGCTGACGTTGTTTCAAACATTGGCGATGAAGCAGATGATATTGTGGCTTTCAGAAACTCAAGCCGCTCAACATCTTATGCTGTGATTGATTCTGGTTACAAATACCAATACGACAAATACAATGACGTGTATCGCTACATTCCTCTGAATGGAGATATGGCGGGTCTTGCTGTTCGCACGGATGAAACACGCGATCCTTGGTATTCACCAGCCGGTCTTAACCGCGGTCAGATCAAGAACATCATCAAACTAGCTTACAATCCAAACAAAGCTAACCGCGACATTCTCTACAAGAACGGTATCAACCCAGTTGTAACTTTCCCTGGCCAAGGTACAGTTCTGTTTGGTGATAAGACTATGCTTTCTAAGCCATCAGCATTTGATCGCATCAACGTGCGTCGCTTGTTTATTGTTCTTGAGAAAGCAATTGCAACTGCTGCTAAATTCACATTGTTTGAATTCAACGATGAATTTACACGTGCACAGTTCAAAAACCTTGTTGAGCCATTCCTGCGTGATGTTCAAGGTCGTCGTGGTATTTACGACTTCAAAGTTGTTTGCGATGATACAAACAACACTGGTGAAGTAATTGATCGTAACGAGTTTGTTGGTGATATCTACATCAAACCTGCTCGCTCAATCAACTTCATCCAGTTGAACTTTGTTGCAGTGAGAACGGGTGTTGAATTCTCCGAAGTGGTTGGACAGTTCTAATAA